ACAGACAGCGTCTGGTTTATATTCTCTTTTTATCCCAATGGAGTGGAACTACGAAGGATTTATTGACGAGCACGGAAGCCCAGTCTTCAATACTCCGGATCATGATGTCTTTGACCCCCATAGAGAGTTAATAGACGTAGGTGTAATAGATAACTGGCAAAATGAAGCTGATGGTTTAAAAAACGATCAAGACGCTTTAAATGAATTTTACCGCCAGTTTCCAAGAACTACAGAGCATGCGTTTAGAGATGAAACAAAAAATAGTATATTTAACTTAGTAAAAATATACGAGCAAATAGATTACAACGAAGAAATGTTTAGATCGTTAGGTATTTCAACAGGTAACTTTCAGTGGGTAGGCGGTATAAAAGATACAAGCGTTATATTTTATCCAGATCCAAAAGGTAGATTTAAAGTAAGTTGGGTACCACCTCAGCATATACAAAACAAAGTTGTAATTAAAAATGGTATTAAATATCCTGGTAATGAACATATGGGTGCTTTTGGTTGTGATAGTTACGATATATCAGGAACTGTAGATGGTCAAGGTTCAAAAGGCTCTTTGCATGGATTAACGAAGTTTAGCATGGAAGATGCTCCTGCTAATACTTTTTTCTTAGAGTATTTAGCAAGACCACAAACAGCAGAAATATTTTTTGAAGATGTTTTAATGGCGTTAGTATTCTACGGCATGCCATTACTTGCAGAAAACAACAAACCTCGTTTGTTGTATTATTTACGAAGACGTGGTTACAGAGGTTTTAGCATGAACAGGCCAGATAAAATATGGAATAAATTGTCTACAGCTGAAAAAGAAATAGGTGGTATACCTAATTCAAGTGAAGATATAAAGCAAGCACATGCCGCTGCAATTGAAATGTATATACAAAACCACGTAGGCATGAATGCTGAAGGTCAATTTGGCACTTGTTATTTTAATGAGTTATTAAATGACTGGGCTAAATTTGATATAAACAAAAGAACAAAGCATGATGCGTCTATTAGTTCTGGTTTAGCTATAATGGCTAACAATAGACACTTGTACGCGCCAAACGCAAAGGTAGAAAAACCTAAACTAAATATAAGTATTGCTAGATATTCAAACAAAGGTAATACATCTAAATTAATTAAAAAATAAATATGGCAGAGTCTGTTATAAAAAATTATTTTCCTAGCCAAGTTGTAAGTGACTTGGAAAAAATGAGTTATGATTATGGTTTAAAAGTTGGTCAAGCTATTCAACAAGAGTGGTTTTATACTGACAATAGTACTGATAGATATCGCACAAACTTTAATAACTTTCATAACCTTAGATTATATGCAAGAGGTGAACAATCAATACAAAAATACAAAGATGAGTTATCTATAAACGGTGATTTATCTTATTTAAATTTAGACTGGAAACCAGTACCTATTATACCTAAGTTTGTAGATATAGTTGTAAATGGTATTGCTGAAAGAACTTATGATATAAAAGCTTTTTCACAAGATCCGTATGGTGTTACTAAACGTACAGAATATATGGAGTCTGTGTTAAAAGACATGCAAAATAGAGAGTTTAACGACATGGTTCAAGAGCAGTTTAATATGGATCTTTATAAAAACAAAAAAGAAGATTTACCTGACACACAAGAAGAGTTAGAGTTACACATGCAATTAAGCTATAAGCAAGCTGTTGAAATAGCAGAAGAACAAGCGTTAAACACTTTGTTTGAAGGAAATAAATACGAGCTTATTAAAAAACAGTTTTATTATGATCTTACTGTTTTAGGTATAGGTGCTGTAAAAACTAGCTTTAACACATCTGAAGGTGTTGTTATTGATTATGTAGATCCTGCAAATTTAGTTTACTCATACTCTGATTCACCATACTTTGATGATATATATTATGTTGGTGAAGTTAAAAATATACCTGTAAACGAACTTGTAAAACAATTTCCGTTTTTAGAACAAGAAGATTTAGAAGATATAATAAAAACAAAAGGTTATAGACCTGCTAATTTTTACGGTAGTCCTGCTAATAGGGGTAGAGAAGATAATAATACAGTTCAAGTTTTATATTTTAATTATAAAACATATATGAACGAAGTTTATAAAGTAAAAGAAACTGGTACTGGTGCTGACAAAATATTACCTAAAGATGATACGTTTAATCCACCACAAGAAACTGAAGGTAACTTTGGTAAACTACAAAAAAGTGTTGAGGTAATTTATGAAGGCGCTTTAATTTTAGGTACTAAAAAATTGCTTAAATGGGAAATGGCTAAAAACATGATGAGGCCAAAAAGTGATTACACAAAATGTAAAATGAATTATGCTATTGTAGCGCCGCGCATGTACAATGGCAAAATAGAAAGTTTGGTAAGACGTATAACAGGTTTTGCTGATATGATACAGCTTACACATTTAAAGCTGCAACAAGTAATGTCACGTATGGTGCCAGATGGTGTTTATTTAGATGCTGATGGTTTAGCTGAAATAGATTTAGGCAATGGTACAAATTATAATCCGCAAGAAGCTTTAAATATGTTCTTCCAAACAGGTTCTGTTATAGGTAGATCATTTACAAGCGAAGGTGATATGAATCCTGGTAAAGTGCCAATACAAGAAATACAATCAGGTTCTGGTGGTGGTAAAATGCAGTCTTTAATACAGACTTATAATTATTATCTACAAATGATTAGAGATGTAACTGGTCTTAATGAAGCTAGAGATGGTGGTATGCCAGATAAAAACGCTTTAGTTGGTGTACAAAAACTAGCTGCTGCAAATAGTAATACTGCAACAAGACACATATTACAAGCTGGTTTATTTTTAACAGCTGAAGTTGCTGAGCAATTATCATTAAGAATATCTGATATACTAGAATACTCACCAACAAAAGATGCGTTTATACAAGCTATAGGTAATCACAATGTAGCTACATTAAAAGAAATGGCAAGCTTACATTTGTATGACTTTGGTATATTCTTACAATTAATGCCTGATGAAGAAGAAAAAGCTCAACTTGAAAATAATATTCAAATGGCTTTACAACAAAAGTTAATAGAACTTTCCGATGCAATTGATTTGAGAGAAATAAAAAGTATAAAATTAGCTAATCAACTTTTAAAAATACGTAGACAAAAGAAAGCTGAAAAAGATCAAGCTGCTCAACAACAAAACATACAAGCTCAAGCTCAAGCAAACCAACAATCTGCTCAAGCTGCAGCTCAAGCTGATATGCAAAAAGAACAAGCTAAGTCTCAAGCTCAAATAGCAATAGAACAAACAAGAGCTCAAATAGAAGCTCAAAAAATGCAACAAGAAGTAAACTACAAAAAAGAACTTATGGAGTTTGAGTTTGAAATGAATATAAAACTTAAGCAAATGGAAGTAGAAGCTTTGAAATTAAGAGAAAAAGAAAAAGAAGATCGTAAAGACGAAAGAACAAAAATTCAAGCAACTCAACAAAGCGAAATGATTGATCAAAGAAATAATCAAAAACCACCTAAAAACTTTGAGTCTGCAGGTAATGATATATTAGGAGGTGGTTTTGATTTAGGTGGCTTTGATCCTAGATAACAATTATTAATTATTATTATATTATATTATGGAAGAAAACGTAGAAAACGTAGTTGAAGAAACTACACAAGACAATGTCACTAAAGTTGACATGAAACAAGAAACAGTGCAAGAAGACGATAACATAATCAAAGTCGACTTGTCAAAACCAGTAAAACCAAAAGAAGATGAAGTTAAAGAAGATAACGCTGACGACAGCGGAGTGGTTGCAGAGTCTGAAAATGCCGACACCACAGAAAAACAAGAAGAAATACAGCCGGAAGCTGAAACACAAGAAGAACAACCAGCTTTAGAAGAAGTAACAGAAGAAGAAGTAAAAGAGCAAACAGAAGAATTAGCTGAAGAAGTTGAAGAAGCTATAGAGCAAGCTCAAGAAACCGGCAAAGCAATACCAGAAAACTTACAAAAAGTTGTAGACTTTATGGAAGAAACTGGCGGTAGTTTAGAAGATTATGTACGTCTTAATCAAGATTATTCTAACTACGATGATATGACAGTATTAAGAGAGTATTATAAGCAAACAAAGAAACATCTAACAGATGATGAAATTACTTTTTTAATAGAAGACTCGTTTTCGTTTGACGAAGAAGTAGACGAGCCAAGAGAAATAAGAAAAAAGAAAATAGCGTTAAAAGAGCAAGTTGCCAACGCTAAAAGCCACTTAGACGGGCAAAAGTCTAAATACTATGAAGAAATTAAAGCTGGAAGCAAACTTACTAGTGAGCAACAAAAAGCTGTAAATTTCTTTAATAGATACAACAAAGAATCGGAAGAGAGTAAAAAAATAGCAGAAAAACAAACAAATACTTTTAAATTAAAAACTCAAAATGTTTTTAACGATAAATTCAAAGGTTTTGAATATAACGTCGGTGATAAAAGATATAGGTTTAATGTGAAAAATGCTAATGAAGTAAAAGAAACTCAAAGCGACATTAATAATTTTGTCAAAAAGTTTTTGAACGAAAATAATGAAATGTCAGATGCTAAAGGTTATCACAAATCTTTATTTACAGCTATGAACGCTGATGCTATTGCTAATCACTTTTACGAACAAGGTAAAGCTGACGCTATGAAAGATAGTGTTGCTAAAGCTAAAAACGTTGACATGTCACCTAGACAACAACACGGAGTTGTTGAGGCTGGAGGCATGAAAGTAAAAGTGCTAGGCGATAATTCATCTGATTTTAAGTTTAAAATTAAAAATAATAAATAACTAATTTAAAATTACAAAATTATGAGTATTACTGCTGGAAGTTCGTTGAACAGTGTACCTGCTTCACAACAGCAAACACTACAAACGAACTATATTGATTTTACTGCTACAGCCACTGCTGGTTGGGCACAACAATACCTGCCGGACTTGATGGAAAAAGAAGCTGAGGTTTTCGGACCTAGAACAATTTCTGGTTTCCTAGCACAAGTTGGTGCAGAAGAGGCTATGACATCTGATCAAGTTGTATGGTCTGAGCAATCAAGATTACATTTATCGTACAAAGGTAACGTTAACTCTGCAACTGCAGGTGCTGATCCAGGTACAGGTGTATCTAACATTGCACAAGTAACAATTGAAGATGACATCGACGGTAACGTTGGTTCTGGATTTACAGCTGCTAATCACGGTGTTAGAGTTAATGATACTATTATCGTTGCTAATTCAGACGGTGTTTTTAAATGTTTAGTAGCTGTTGTTAACGGTGCTGTACTTGATGTACTACCTTACGGACAGTCTGCTTTATCTGCAAACACAACTTCAAAAGCTACAACTATATTAGTTTATGGTTCTGAGTTTGGTAAAGGTATGAACTATACTGCTGCTGCTGGTACTAACAACACTACTGACACAAGAGGAGCTAACGAGCCTACTTTCAAGTCTTTTACTAATAAGCCTATTATTATGAAAGATTACTACGAAGTATCTGGTTCTGACTCTTCAAGAATTGGTTGGGTTGAAGTATCTGCTGAAAACGGACAGTCTGGTTACCTATGGTATCTAAAAGCTGAAGCTGACACAAGAGCTAGATTTACTGACTATATTGAAATGGCAATGCTAGAAGCTGAATTTGCTGCTACTTCATCTGAAGTTCAAGGATCTACGATTATACCAGGTTCAACTACAAACGCTGCTGAAAGCGCTGGTACTGAAGGTTTATTCGCTGCTATTGAAGAAAGAGGTAACGTAACTACTGGTGTTACTGGTGTTAACGCTGCTACTGATTTAGCTGAATTTGACGCTATCTTAGCTGAGTTTGATAAGCAAGGTGCTATTGAAGAGTACATGATGTTTGTTAACAGATCAACTAGCTTAGCTATGGACGATAT